GCGCGCTGTTACCTTGAAACGTCCGTTGTTGCCGGCATTCGCGAACCCGGTCACGCGTACGTATTCGCCTGAGACGAGAATTGGGAACGTATCTCCGGTGAGATTGAACGTGTGATCGAGTGAACTGGCCGACAGCGTGCCGCTTGGTTCGAGATCGTCACCCGGCAGAATGTACCCGCCGGAATAGTCGAAGGCGTATGCCGGTTCGCCCACCATGGAGACCGGACTGACCTCGATGTCAAGGACGGCAGGCCGCGAATCGTCCCACACTCCGCCAACGCGCTGAATGAATCCCGCTTCGGGATTGATCACGGCGTAACCGCTTGGTTCGAGTGCGACGCCACGAAAGCGTGCCTCCGTAACTCCGGCCAGAGGCACCGGAGTCACGGAAAGCATTTGTGTCGTTCGACCGTAGCCCACCTGACGCTCGGTGACTGTCTGGCGAATGAGCGGCTGTTGCACGTACTGAATTACGGCATCAGATACTTCCTCCAGCAAGTCATTGAGTCGAGTGTCCTGCGTCGTGTCGTCATCAGCGAGTCCCAACTCGCGACGCATGCGCGCCAGCGTCGTCAACGCTGTCGTGCGAGGTGCTTCTACGATCGTGATGATCATGACGGACTCCTACGTCGTCGCCGGTTTCGATGCCTTGTCGCGCTCGGGATCGGGACAGGCGTCCGCGATGTCCTTCTTGACAAGCCACTTCTCGGTTACCAGGTCGAACCGAGCCTTCTCATCCGAGTTGTACGCTCTCCACCGTCTCTTGAATCGAACCATGACCGGCCTCCTTAGAGTCCCATTGGACGCTGTTGACGTTCCGAAATTGTCTCGAGGAAAATCGACGCGAACTGTTTCGCAATCTCCGTCCAGTTGAACTTCGACTGCGTGACCAGTTCACGACCGCGACGGCCGAGATCTTCCCGGTAGTCACGATCGCGATACAGCTTGTCAATCGCGGCGACGGTGGAGTCGAGACTTGGCACTCCACCAATCGTGTTGATGCCGCTCGGCGTCGTGTCATACCGATCCACTTCGGTATACTCGACGGCACCGTTCGGCCACTCTCCGAGCGCGGAGTAGCGAGGTACCGCATTCGCGATCCCGCACGCCATGCTTTCCATCTGCGTCAGTCCCCAGCCTTCGCCCAGCGTGGTGGACAGGTTGACGTCGGCCAGACCATACACGAGACGCAGTTCGTGTTCGAGCACCATGGTGTGGTGCGTCATCTTCCGACTGACGAGAAAGAAGTTCTTCTCGATGCCGTAGTACTTGGCCAGCTGATCCACGTTCCAGCCGAGATCCACTCGCGTGCAGTGCAACGCAAGGAAGGCATTCTTCGGCTGACCCGCCTTGATCCACCAGTTGGCCCAGTACTGAATCGTCAAGTCCAGTCGCTTGCGCGGCTGATTGCGATTCACGTTGCTGACGATGAACACGTCGTCAGAGTTCGGCAGACCCTTCAGTCTGGCGCGACACTCCTCCTTCGATGTCGGGTAGTACGTTGCCGTGTCCACGCCATGCGGGATCACATCACAGCGACCGTTGAACCCGCCGACATACAACTCCTTGCGGCCGAAGTTCGTGTACGCGATCGCGCGGGAGAGACGCGTAAGCGCTCCTGCCGATCCTTGATTCGGCGCATCGACCGGCATGTAGGCAACTACCGGAACCTCTTTCGGGATCTCCTGCAGATACTGTGTCACATTCCACGGATCATTGTTAATGCAGATGAGGTCCGGTTGAATGCCGTCACACAGCGGCTTCACCCGGCCAAATCCGAACGCATCTCCACCGAGCGACGCCGGGTAGATGTCGTACGGGTACTGCCGGCACGGGTCACCGAGATGACCCACACCGAGTACGTGAATGTCGAACAGTCCTGTCAAATGCGCCAGGACGTTATGCGTAACACGAGCGAATCCCGTCTGAACGACGGCGTCGCCAATCCACAACAGTTTCGGTTTCATCGGACGGCCTCCCAGAATCCTTTCACGAGCGTTTCCCAGTTGAACTGCTGAACGGCTTGGGACCGCTCAGCTTGCGTCACCGCACGAATCGGCGACGACACGAGTGACAGAAGATGATCGACGAGCGCGGCCGGTTCGACTTCCGGCACATACTCTGCGAACTCACCGAACCACTGACGGTAATGCGGGACGTCGAACAGCACTGGCCGAGCGCCACACAACAACCCTTCGACGGCCGGAAGTTCGAAACCTTCCACACGACGCAGACCGGAGATGTACGAGCAACGGCTGTACATCTCTGCGAGCGTGTCATCAGGAATGCCGGTGACGTAAGTGACTCCGTCACCGAGGTTCAAGTTCGGCCCTAGATGAAACATGTCGCGATCACGCTTGCGGCAGACGCGATAGCACTCGCCCACGCTCTCGGTGTCGGCAATGTAGCCGGACGTACCGAACAAGAACGTCTTGCGCATCGGCATGGACGGTCGGAAGACATTGCCATCTCCGCCAAGTGCCGCATGGTAGAAGTTGAACGGCTTCTGGTAGTCGCCTCGGGGATACGACTCATCTTCAAAACATTTCTCGAATAGGTCGTAGTACGACCAGACCGCCTTCGCCGTTCTCCAGAATGGCAGCCAGTCTTTTGTGTCGGGCAACTCCGTCGTACGCAAACAGTACTGAATCACGGCGTACGGGCGATCCGGATTCAGCCATCGACTTCGCTGTCCGTCACCGACGGTATGGAGGACGACCAGATCCGCCATCTCCGCTGTGTCTACAAACTCGATGTCGCTTGGCGCGTAGCGGCGAACGGCATGGCCGACCCGCTTGATGCCTTGCGACATCCATCCTTCGAGATCCTGATACACTTTCATGACTGCCTCCCTCTGCTCGCGGCAAGCCAGGCAGCTGGGTCCTTGATCTCAGACCAAGGAATCGGAACGGCACTTGGGGTATTCCGTCCCGCACAAATGTGACAGCTGTTCATGGCTTGCGGCTGGTACAGATAGTCGAGAATCTTCTGCTCCGTCAACGACTCGTCCACACGCAGTCCGTCCGTTCCCTCCGGCAGGTTGAGCAGGAGTTTCGGAATGTACGGACTCGTGCAGCACCGGTAGAAGTACCCGTTGTCGAGCACGCGCGAGAACGTCTTGAACCAGCACGCCTCGTACTTGCGTTGAGTGGCCAGGCCGTGCGTCTCCTCCTTCTCCAGCAGCTGTGTGAAGTTGGGATGCCTCCGTTCGTCTTTGATATGCAGTTCCACCTGTTTCGTTTTGCACAGATGTTCGATCTGCGCGATCTGCATGTCGGTAAGCTTTCCCGGATACACCGACATGACAATGCGATGACCAAACAGCGAGTGCCAGAAATCCTCGTCTTGCTGCTGAAGCGTCTGGCCGTTCGTCCACACTTCGACGGTGTCGGCAATACCGGACGCCACGGCGATACGAACGAGTGCCGGCAAGTGCGGGTTCAACGTTGGCTCTCCGCCAAGCATGCCGTACGCATCCACATGCACGAACCGTTTGAAGATATCCAGATCGCGCTGCATCTGCTGCGGCGTCAACATGGACGCCTTGAACATCGGCACTTGCAACGGAACAAAGTGATTGCATGCGATGCAGCGATTCTGGCAAGCTGCTGTAACGTTTGTCTCGAGATGCGGCAGTCGGATCATGCCGGTACCTCCACGACACCGATGCCGCCCCAGCCGTTGTTGACCGAGAACTCGCGAGTGGACTGTGTCCTCTTCAACTCATGCCACAGCACGTCCACCCGGCAATCCGCTGCGCGATGCAGCGGCGTGTCAAGAATATCGTGGAAGACAATCACGCCTCCCGGTCGAACCAGCGGCGCATACATTTCATAATCGAGCCGCACGCCTCTGGCCGTATGGTCACCATCGATGAAGAGCAGATCCACGTGCGGGACTAGACGGCGTACCGTTTCGAGCGTGGACTGATCATGTGAGTTTCCGAGTACGCCGAAGAACCGGGTTGGATACATTTCCTGCAGACGGTAGTTCCGCTCCAGCATTTCGTTCCGTCCAAGGCCGTGATCCTTTGCGCCGAACGGTCCGTCCGGCAGATCCACTGAGACGAGAACGCCGGAACTCACGCCAGCCCAGAGCATCATCGTACCGCCTCGCAGCGATCCGATCTCGAGAACGTTGACGGCGTGTCGGCGGGGAATCAGATACGCCATCAGTGCGTCCACTTCACCGCGATGTTGATGCATGCCCATGTCGAAGGCTTGATCAATGATAGTCATCGCAACCCGCCTTCCTGCTTGACAGCCGAGCAGGAGATCTCGTGAGCGCGGCCTTCACCCAGTGATCCGAACCAAACATCACTGTTGCAGTAGGCATGCTCAGGAACTTGAAACGCGATCATGCCTCCCGTGCCGGCACCGGGATGCACAGTGTCATACCGACGAGCAATGGCCCAGCGCTCGTCTGCACTCTTCACGAGGAACTTGTGATGCTCAATCACGGCCGGTGCTTCGTAGCCGCCTCCGAATGGACTGCCGGAATGAATGAAGTGACGGCCTCCCGCGAGCGCGCGAAGAGACAGTCGCGTCTGGTGATCAGGCCAGAGTTGTGGTGTCAGTAGGACGCGATCTGCCGTCTGCCAGAGATGCGCACGCGAGAACTTCCAGATCGGTTGATGTACATACTGCTGAGTGCGCAACCAATCCTTCAATGCTGACGAACACTTCTCATCGTCGTCAAGGCGAAGTACGTGCGAACCGGTACATCGCTGCAGTGCGATGTCGAGCACGCTCTCGAGATAACCCTTAGAGTAAACCACCGGCGTCATAGGTACGATGCCGGGCCAGTGAATCCGTTTGAGCACGTCGGATGCGGCATTACCATCTGCCACAATCACCAACTCGCTCATAGTGCTAAGAGCCAACGCGCTCATGTCTTGCAAGAAGGGCGTGGCGAACGGTTCCGCTTTCGTGACACAAAGAATACTCAACATGGGGCCTCCATCCCTGTCAAGTTGTGGAGTGGAACGCGGGGATCCGTCGGGGAGGCCATGGTACGTCCGTCAACTGGTCGAAGACGTGCGCCCAATCTGTCCGACAGCCCAAGTCCCGCGTCCCACTCGCACATTTGAGAAGTGCCTCCAGTCAGTAGCTAGGCTACCGACTACTGGTCGCTCTCGGTCGGCGGAATCGTTTCGCCACCGCCGAAGGCCCACACGGCGAACACTTCGCCGACGGACGATCCCGATGCCGACAGCACCGGCGTTGTCCGCGCCTTCAGGTAGGCGGGAGCGCCGATGAGGTTGACATCGACTTCGATCGTACCTTCCTGCGCCGCTCCACTGTTCAGCGCCGTGACGGTCGTCACGTTCGCGTCACCGTGATCCGTGTAGGTGTTGTTGTCCGACGACACACGCGGCACCGTCGTGATGGCGCACGATGCGCCGCTCGGCATCGTCAGCTTCCATCCGACGATGAGTTTGCCGCTGAGATGCAGCGGACGCTTGTCCGTCCGAGTGATGACGGAACCGTCCAATGCTCCCGGATTGCCGACACCAACGCCGAACAGGCTTCGCGCCAGCGCGAACCTCGACGTGATGTAGGCACCAACGTTTGTTCCCAACATGTCTGTGCTCCTTGTCTCGTGAACGTGAATGAAAGTGAAAGGCCTAAGCCGACAACCCGCTGCCGACCTAGGCTCTCACTGGTGAATGACGACTACGCGCCTCCGCCCGGAGTCCAGACGACGGAGTCCAGCACGGCGATCGACTCGTCGTACCGGGCCACGATGTCATGCTCCGCGAGAATGCGCATGAGCGTCTGGTCCCGCGTGAACGCCGATCGCATCTGATCGTCTGCGTCCACGTACGCGGCGACGTCGCTGACCGCAACCTCGAGACGCATCGTGTCACCGATGATGACGTCGTCGAAGTCCGCGAGGTAGACCTCCGACTGCGATCCCGACAGGTTCGTCGGAATCTGAGTGGTCTTGCGGAACGGCATGCCCCACAGCTTGCCGGTCAGCATCTCGTTGCGGAAGGCGAACTGTCCGTTCGCGTCGCGGATCGTCATCAGCGCCATCGCCGTGCGCGGTGCGAAGACCCAGCCAGGGTTCGTGAACGCCACGTTCGCGTTCTCCAGCAGGAGGATCAGGTTGCCCAGATCCGCCGTGACGGAGTCGAGATCGTAGCTGCTGGAACCCGTCTGAGAGATGACGTTCGCGGCCGCTGCTTGGTACCGGAGTCCCTTGGGTGCGTACTCCGTGCCCGTGTAGCGAAGAAACGCGAGGTCTTCCTTCAGCGCGGCAGAGCGCAGCGCGTCGTTGCGGATGATCGTCGAGACACGCGGACCGCCTCGACGAAGCAGGTCGTTGGAAATCGGAATCAGCACGGCCAGCTTGCGAGCCGTGAGCTTCTTCATTCCGAACGTCTGCTCCGACGGTGTCGGATCCTGCGACTCGCCGATGTACAGCGCCGATGCAGCGGCCGTCAGCTTCGGAATCGTCATGCCGCCGGAGTCCATCGGGACCACCGTCGTTCCGAACGAACGCACCACCGCACGCGGCGTGAGCAGGTCGATGAAGTCCGTTGACACCTGCTCGTTGATGAGGACACCGCCGGTCTGCAATTCGCTCGCTTCGAGCGCCTTGATGATTTCGGCATTGTCCTTTTCGTTCTTCTTCAGCATCGTGACGGCACGCTCGGGATCGCCCTTGGCTCCAGCCAGAGCGCCGACAATGCCTGCCACGAGAAGGCCCTTCGTTTCGGGAGCGGCGATCTTTGCCGTCAGCGCCGAGCGCGCACCCTCCACGAACGAGCCGTAGTCCGTCACCCGCTTCTGCAACGGCTCCAGACGGTCCGCCACCACCTGACCGCAGATCTCCTTGACCTTGTCAAGCAGAGCCTGCGGACTCATCGACTTCTCCATGATCGTCTCCTTGGTTGTTGACTGCTGTTACGTGGAACCGCGCTAGCTCACGCGTCCCAGGGCACTGTCCACCGATTCCGTGACGGCATCGGTGATCGTCTTCGTCAGCTGCGCTTCGTCGATTTCGAAACCCTTGTCCTCCTCGACGATCGGTTCCTCCTTCTTCGGTTGCGGCGGAATGATGCTGTCGAACATCTCCTTGACGGACGTCCGCTGCGTCTCGTCGAACGCGGATCCGCTCTTCGTCATGCCGAGCAGTCGCTTGCCCTGCGCGACGAACGCGGTTACTGACTCGTTGAAGTCCAGGCACGACGCCGCTTCGGTCTCGGTCGTGTGCGCGTGTCCGTTCTTGCACTCGAACCGCTCGACCTTCTTGATGCCGGTCGCCGGTGCCTCGGTTCCTGTCATTTTCATTTCTCCGATTTCCAGGATCAATGCGCGACCACTCGGCGATGCGGCGTTCCGCAAAATCTCAGTCCGACGTCGCGCGTCGTCGCTGAGTCCCGACCGACTTTCGTCGAGCACCTGCTCTGCCCACACTTTCAGCGGAGTGGTGTCGATGCCTTTGCTGCGTGCAATCACGAGCGCGTCAGGATTCGCCGGAACCGGCACACAGCTGTATTCCAGCAGATCCGTCTTGAGGTAGTTGATGCCGTACTTCCGGTCAGCGGCAAAGCTGTACTCGATCGGCTGGAAGCCAACGGAGCACGCGTGCATGAAGCCTTCCGCGTACATGCGGTAACACATGTAGCCGAACGGGTACAGATCCTGCGGCGTGAACTCCGCAATGCTGCGCCACTTGTTCCCGGCCTTCACCAGTGACTTGGCATTCGCCACCGGCAGTTCGCGGGAGAGATGCGCGAAGAGAACGACAGGGTTGCCTTCGAAGTTCTCCGTCGTCCATCCATCCGGCGTGATGACGTCCTGTTCGCGATCCACACGATCGCTGGTGATGACAAACTCGATCAGCCGAGAGTCTCGGCCTCCAAGTGCCTTCACTTCGGTTGGCACCGGCAGAGTGATCGCCATCTTCGACGTGTCGATCGAAGCGGGATCCTTGACCGACCGAACGAGTTCGCTGAACCCGTTGGTGTTCAGATAGCGACGAAGTCCTTCACTCATGCTGCGTCCTCCAATACGACGTACTGACGAAACTGCTCCAATGCGGCACGCTCTTGCGCCGCGAACCCGCTCTTCATCGCCACACGCAAGCGACGTTCAAACGGCAGTCGCTGCCGCTCCAACATCTTCCACATGTGGAATCGATTTCCAATCATCCGCTGCTCTTCCACTACCGGTAGCACTCCACAGCGACAGTTGATGTCTTCTTCCGGCACTCCGAAGTCGCCAGGATAGTCGGCCTGCGCGCCAGAGGGAGAGACGAACATCTCATTGATTTCAACGACTTGTCCATTCATCTCTGCGTGCGTATCTCGGGTCACGTCATCCTCGGTCGCCTGCCACTCCTTCTTCTCCACACCTAGCTGCCGGTAACTTTCCTTGCTTGCGAAATTCGATGCACGGGGGATCTCCGTCTGCGCGATCGCGCGAGCGCGGGAGCCCTTCGCAACCTCAAACACGCGAGCGATATCCTTCTCAATCTCCGCGTACGGCTTGCCAGCATCTGATCCCCGTTCCAGCACCACGCGCAACCGCTCCTGCGTCACACGGTTCACCTTCGTCGTGATTCGCTCTACGCCCCACTGCCGAAGGAAACGACCCACGCGGGGATCCTGGAGATTGAACTGATCCGGCAGATGCAGTTGACTCGCTGCACGCTTACCGAACGTGTCTACAGTCGCGCGTATCACAACCTGTCCTCGCTTGATCAATTCGCGAGCGTCTACTCTCGAGACGATCGCGCGGATCTGCGTGTTACTCAGCTTCGGTTTCGGCACCGGTGCTCTCGCTCATTCCCGCTTCATCAAGATGCCGCACGTACGTCGAGCTCATCGGCACCATGTGACCCTGGCCAACGTCCTTTGCGAGCGGCTTCTCACCGGCCAACTCACGCGTCTCGTCAATGCTCATCGCGTACGGCGCTGCCTGAATCACTTTCAATTTGAATTCCTTATCCTCCATGACCGGGCTGACGTAGTCGAGAATCAACCGCTGGTCATACGTCTCGATCAACTTCTTCTGCAGCACGATGCGCAGCAACTCGAGTCTTGGTACCTGCACGTAGCGAGCCATCATGTAGTCAGCCGCGTCGATCGTGCTGCGGTTGGAATTCTCGAGGATGCCGAAAATCTCCGGAGGCGTCCCGTAGACATGCACGATGATGTCGCGTTCGTCCTTACGCAACTGCGACAGCTGCATGTCGTTGAACGTGCTATTGATTTCCTTGACACCGAGTTCCTGGTTGGAGAAGTACGGCACGTTGTTTCGGCCGGACAGCTTGCGCAGCCATCCCTCTTCCAACCGCTCGGTGTTACTTTTCCCGGCGACCGTCGGCCCAGCACCCTTGCGCCAGATCAGCATCGGCGGTACGGCGTAGTTCTTGAACCATCGCTTGAGATGTTTGCCGACGGCTTCGTCCGTCTCGAGTTCATCACCGAGCGCGTGACCTACGCCTCTGCCGCGATCGTATGGGTCCACCGGGTTCGGGTGGTACCAGTAGATGACGTCTTCCTTCGGCACCGGCCGCGTTCCGTTCGGGAAGTTGATCAGCCAGTGATCAGACTTGCCCTGATGCTCCCATGGCGTCATCGCAATCCAGGTTGGCGGAATCGGCAGGATCTCAGTCGGCTGCAGCAAGCCGTTCCGCTCAATGACCCACGCACCTTCACCAATCATGTCAAGATGCTGCTGCGTAACTTGACGACAGACCTGACCCGGCATACGCTCGTTGCCGTGATCCAGTAGCGCCAGAGCCGGGTGATCGGTGATTTCCCGCAGTGCATCTTCGCGACGCAATGACTTGTAATGCCGCAACCGCTCGTTCGGATCCAGCGAGTACGCGATATCCTTTCGACGGATCACG